GTAGCCGCTTGTGCTAAAAAAACAGCCTGATTACGAGATCCACGCCTACTATTGCATCGACTACAGCAGGCAACCATATTGTTAGGATCGTATGCCTCAGCCTCAGTTGATCTGGATACTGGGATTATGTGATCGACTGTATGAGCTGGTTGGTTGCAGTAGTAACAGGTGTATTGATCCCTTGCTAAGACTGTAAGCCTGATCGCCTTGTACTTACGTTGGCTGCGTGGATCGCCTCGCTTAGCCATTAGTAATGTCCGGTCTTTAGATGAAACGCCAACGCCTTGCATGGTGTGCCATAACGTTTAGCAATATAGATAAGGCCTGCATCTATCTGCTTATAAGGGTCTTTAGTCTTTAGCTTTAATAGCTGTGGTATTCCATAAGCTGTACTGTGTTTGTTATCAGCTGTTGGACTCCACCTGGACTCTAAATGCCAAAGCTTCTCTAGACATAGGTATTGCCTACTGTTAGTTAGTTTTATATGACTATAGAGTTTATATTTTTCTTTCTCTATATCATTATTATTAATAGCATAAGCATTATTATTAAATGCTGTTACAAGAATAGATGGTAGCACATACCACCAAATCCATTTCAATTTACGCGTGATCTTGGGCGTGTCGCTACTCATCGCACTCATGCTTCTCATCTGGGTTAAAGTCGCAAAAGTAGCAGCCTGCGTTTTGTCCACAGGTTTTGCACATGTACTTAAATTGGATGCTATCGCAACATAAGTTATACACACCGTTATCCAGAACTGTGTAAAACTTCTCACCAAGCTGCTTAGTCATCGTTGCCATCCGCTTCTACTTGTTTCATTAGATCATCAAAGGCCGATATAACTTGCTGCGGTGTTTTAAAGGTTTTGCTGTTTTCGGCTATACGTTCGGCCATTTTCCAGTCATTTAGATCAGTCATTATCGCCCCTAATTGTGGCAACAATCTGCTCGACTAACGCGCCCGTGGCTAAGTTGTCGCATACCTGGCATACATGTAACGGCATAAACTTATGCTCGATCTCTTTAGCTAGTAATTCTCTTAAATCCTGCAATATCGTACGCATCTCTAAATTGCTCACTTATCTTTACCCCATCCTGTTCCTTTAAATATGATCGATGGCGCGCTAAACACGCGCATCATTGGGTAGCTGCAGCACAAGGGTGCGCTGTCGCCGTGTGTACTTACCGGGTGATTCATCTCTAGTTCTGCGCCACATTGATCGCAGCGATACAAGTAACTAGGCATGCTGCACCGAATTAGGCATAACCGTGTAATTAGCCTCGCAGTTTTCGCACTTAATGATAATAATCGGCACGATGCCATTGACCAGGTGAACCGACAAGCTCATCTCTTTATAGTCTTGGCAGTTGCATATAATCTTTAGCTCGTTAAGCATCTATATCCTCATCTCTAGCCCGTTCGGTATCCAGTAACATCTCGATGCCCATAACGCCACAGCCTAAGCATTGAACGCAAACTACGTTAGGCGGTAGGTTAATGAATTCATCTACGATTTTATGAGTCTGCATGCCGCTACCGATCTTGGCGCAAACACGGCAGTTAATCCTGAGTAGTGCCATAGATCGACTTCCTTAATGTATCCATCTCGAATAACTCACGTTGAGATACCCAGAAATTGCCATCTGCAGGGTTGTAATACTTAGCCTTTTTAGCCCATAGCACGGGCATCCAGCCGATGATTTGATAGACAGGTGACTTATTACAGACCAAGATCGCCACATCGTTTAGGCGTGGGTAATCTTTATGGATGATTAAATGTCCATTTATGTACTTAGTCCACTTAACTTCAAACCCTAGATTGCCTAGCGTTATATCGGCTTCATCGTGGAAAGTATTTACAGTAGGTATGAAATTACGGATACCCATGTACTGCGCGACTGCGATCTCTGCGCCAGCAGCTTCACTATGCTCAGCTACGAACTCATGAAAATTGATCTTAGTGTTATAGCGGCCAGCGTGATCAGGTGTATTAGCCTTCTCGCCTGTACTACGGGCAAACCCACTAGCTGCTGCCTGTAACTCCTGCGATCGATCCAATATAACCTGGACTATCTGCGACATCTCAGTTATAGCCATATTGGTTTGCACTGATCGCTGCGTGATTTACTGCTACAGGTATAACCCCGGTATTTTTGCCCCGTTTTCGGGCTCACGCCTTCCTTGTAAACCATACGGCCGTGTGAGCAGATAGGCGCAGCATCTACAATCTCGCCACCTAATTGCGCTTTAATGTCTGCGATGGTTTCCGCAGCTGGGCGCACACTACCAACACCATCAACCTTTACTGCAGGTGTAGCAGTAGCCCATAGATCAACCTCTACCATAGGCTGAGCCTGTAAGCGTTCTACCTTCTCCATGTCCTGGCGTGTAGGCCGTGCATCGCTTGGCATTAGTAACCCGATGGCTCGACCGATTGCGCTGGTGCTGCAATTCTCGATCCAGAAATCCCTGTTTACGCCTCGATCAGTACGCAGCTCATAGGCATAGTCTACGGCTGCAGGTACTACATCCTCATGCTCACGGAATACGCTGGCTCGAATAATGACGTAGCCATCTTTGACGTTTAACTCAACGATCTCAGTAATGATCCTGCCTGAGATATGGGTTTCTCTAAACCGCTTAATGCGGCTGTTCACATCCTCATAGTTATCTAGGTTAAATGTCATGAGTTGCGCACGATCGCTTTAGTTGTATTTACTGCCATCCGTAAACCTGAGGCGCGGCCACGATTAAAGCCGTCTTTTATGCCTTCCTTGTAACCAACCGACCATCCTACTACGAACCAACCGATATTAGTAAGAATTACTAACGCTACTACCTTTTCTATATCCATTTACTTCGCCCTTGTTTGGGTTAAGCCGTGCTACACCGAATTAGGTAGCCCTGCCTAACGTGTAAATTAAGGGTAAAGCCTAGGTATGACAGCGGTCAATAACCGACACGCCTATCGCTGCAATAACATCTCGTAAATGCTATCAACTTTGGCCTCGATGCGATCGACACGGCCGCGTAGATTGTGCCCACCGTTGCCATCCTGGCGTAACTCGCTTAGGTAATACTTAACCAGATGGCGTACCAGCCCAGCCGCAAACCCGATAAGAGTGCAGATTGCTATGGCTATCGCTAAAAGCGACTGGGCGGCAGTCATTTACTTAACGCCAAAAGTTTTATCGGATGTATTAAGCCCACGCAATAATGGCCCGATAAGGCCAGCGATAAAAGAATTAGCCAGGATCTTAGGATCAGTAACCCCAGACATGTAAAGCGCAGCTGCGCAAGTTCCAGCATGGCGTAAATACGACAGGCCAGCAGCTAGTAATTGATCTTTCATGGTTGTACTCCTAAATGCCCTTATTGTTTATAGGTACTGCAGCCCTAATTTTTGTATTAGTTTTGCCGTCTTTACGGGATCTTGTGCAATCTCCCAATGCATCTCGTCTTTGCGTGTCCAGTTACCGCCCCAGTTAAGGCCGTATTTTTTAGTCAATGCCTGGATCATAGGTATTTTCTCAGCTGGGAAAGTGCCAGCCTTACCTAATGGGTGCTTGGTTGCATTGAGATCGATGGCAGTACCCGATGCGTGGTTACTTAACTTGCCCGGTACGCCTCTAACATCTCTGTACGCATAGCCCCAATCGTCTAACGTGCCGCCATCAATCGGCTCGATCAGTTCATGAAACTGCTCAGCAAAAGCAACCAGTAAAGGCGCAGCAAAATAGGCGCAACGCAGCTTTATCTTTGTACCTTTGATTGGGTAAGACTTGATACGGATCGACTCAACCTCTTTAGAGGCTGGCCAGCCGTTATAGCTGATTGCACTCATGCCAGTAGCAGCGCTGCCTCATCGGCTGTAATGCCTAACTTAACCAATAGCGCGGCTTTGGCATCTGCCTTGGCTTTGGCTTGATCAGCAAACCATTGATCTGCCTTAGCAAAGCCAGCCTTAAATTCTGCTTCGCTAATTGCATCGCAGCTAATAAAGTTTATACCTGCGTATTCATCGCCATAAATAACCCAACCGCCGTTGGGAATTAACATTGTAAGGACATCTGATCCTGAAGCCATTATGCACCTATTTCTAATAATGTAATACTTGAAGCATTAGCTTGAATTCCGCCGCGGTTAATAATTGCTCTAGAACTGTTTGAATCTGAAGCAAATTGTACTTTATAAACAGTTGCAGATGTTGTAGCTGGCGAATCTTGATAATTAAGTGCCACACTACCTACATCAACTCCGCCTGTATTGCCAGTATATGCAGCATTAGATGTGTTTGCTATTGCTGTTGAAGTTCTAATCAATCTATAAGATACACCTGTATTTGAAATATCTTTATAAGTTGCCATAGTAGCCAATACTAAAACTTTGCTAGTAGCAGCTGAAGGTGTAATTGTGGCTGTTAAACCTGTATCGGCAAAGGTTGATGTAGTGCTTGAAACTTCAGTAGTAAAAATGCTGTTTACAACCTGCAAGACTTTACCGCCGCCGCCGCCTACTGTTGCCCACGCGCTGCCTGTGTAGTAAAGCGTTGCGTTAGTGTCTTTTAAGTAGCAGAAATTGCCTTCTTGTGGGCTAGTTACAGCTGCATCACGGGCTGCCGCACTTGCGAATACCCATACGCCTTGCATTAAATAACCATTTGTATCGGCAGCTGTTAATACGTCACCGGTTACAAAGGTCTTAAAACCTGCTCCTGCTCCCATTTTTTATCTCCTTAGTAACTTAGTACAGACGTATCAAGTACGCCATATTCGGTTGAGTTTAATATAAACCCGTCAATAACAGGTTCAAGTGTAGTAAAGGTAGTACGCCATTTATTCGGGGTAACGCTGTGTGCCACGCCGAAAACTTGAAGTGTTTTTGTCAGAGTCGAGCTACCGGGCTGGTTTGTCGTAATCGTCACAGGATCAAAGAAATCTAGATCAAGCGCAGCTAATATGCCATTGGCGTAGTTATCTGTGTAAAGGTCTAACTCGATGGCATCGCATCTAACGCTAGTTTCGGCACGGCTTGCAACGTATGCACGGGCATAGTCCAGGGCTACGGCATCGGTTTCCATTAGTAAATTCTGGATATTGTAAGTATGGGCAAAATATTTTTCGACACTAGCTGCGTTAGTGGCATTTTGAACACTGCCACCTGCACGGCTCACGTTAGCTTGGTTAAATACAAGGGTGTCATCAAGTCGCCATACGGCATTAAAATAGCCAATATCTGTACCGTTATCGTTAAATACTGTAGGTGTGCCTGCGATGCTTGCCGTAGTTACTGATCGATCCTGAAATACGAAAGATCCAGATGCATCAACGTAGAACGCGCCGTACTCACTATTTGTAACAGTTTGTAATGCGGCTAGGGATGTACGAGCTGTGCCGGGGTCTGCCTGCATAGTAGTCAAACCTGCATCAACATCGCGCATAGATGCTGGCCATGAAATCTCGTCAAGTATCTCGTTAATGCGTGTGCCACTTAGATCGCCAGCGATTGCACCCGTAACGGTACTGATTTGAGCATTTTGCGCTAATCGCTGCGCATCTACTGCCTGGATGGTTGTGTAAACAACATCGTTAGCATTTTTAGGGGTAGTCGTCGTGTAGCTGGTAATAAATCCCGAGAACATGGCATAGGTGCTACCGCCATAAGTAGCCGATATAGATACTTTACGCATAGGTGTTAGGTAAGAAAAATAGGGAGAATTTGGGTTCTGGCTGTTGAAGTCGCCATTTTGATCAACTATGCGCAGGGTCATTGTGCCAGTCTGAAACTCATCTGCCTGCGGATTGCGGCCGCGCTTGATATTTACGCTATCTACTACATCGCTAACATCTACGATAACTGCAGCTGAGTCTGCCAATACGTTAGTACCGAATATGCCTTCGCCGATAATAAAAGCCTGGGCAAAACTAGGGCCAGTAGAAAAGTTAATAACCGCGTTAATCGTTGGGACTGTCATATAGTTAAAAACCCTGCTGGTGTTCGATTGTAGCCAGTGCGTTCAGCTGCTAAAAGTGCATTATTTACAGCATCTACGAACTCATCTTGCATAATTACTGAGCCAGTATTATTTACGATGATAGTAGGGGCTTGGGTTGCACCCATATCGTAGTTGCGATCTCTATTTTGGTACGGGTTAAAATTCATACCAGCCGCAGGCATGCTATTGGTAGTGGCTGCAGCTAAGGCATCTACAGTTACCTGAGTTTCCGCCACGGATGCAGCAGCAGATTCTGCAGCCGCAGCGGCCTCAGCAGCGACATTTTCTACCTTGGCTAAAATTTCCTCGATCGTGTCATCCTCTGCAAAAATAGTAGTGCTTAGTGCAGCTTGTCTATCAGCAGCTTCTTTTTCTGCTGCGGCTTTTTCGGCTGCAGCCTTTTCTGCGGCGGCTTTAGCGGCGGCTACTTTGTCATCGTAATTGCGATCTGCGTTTTGGCTAGGGTTGTAAGTAACGCCAGGGATCATAGTAGAACTAATTGCAGACATGCCTAGCCCTAGCTTACTAAGTGCTAATAACGCTAAAGATAAACTGCCTGCCCATGTAGCAAACGGATCTTTAGCCTCACCTATTGCTAATAAATCGGCAGCAATCTTGGCATTTTGCTCTTGAATTTTTTCTAACTTCTTGGCTAGTGCCTCGGCCTTATCGCCTTGTTCATTTTCAATAGCTAGCATAAGTTCTAAACGTAGTTTTTCTTCTGCGCTAATCTTTCCTTTAAGTGCAGCAGCTATTTGAATCTTTTGTAATTCAAGTACAGCAGAAGCTTTATCTAGTTTTGCTTTATTAGCAGCTGCTAGTTTGTCGGCCTTAATCTTATTGGCGGCGGCTAATTTTGCGGCTTTTAATTCATCAGCGCGAGCTTTAGCGGCAGCAGCAGCAGCCTTTTTGTCTGCAATTTCTTTACGCTTTTGAGATGGTGTCATGCCTGCCATGACTTCTTCGCGAGTTAAAATTGTATCCTTAGTTGGATTTACTGCAGCACCCATTAGCCACTTCATTTTCATAGCATTTTTTAAACGTTTTTCCTCTAGTTTATATTGTGCGCTTAGCTGATCTTTGTAAGCTTTTTGCGCCAAAATTGCTAAAGGGTTTAATGTAAATGGCATTGGCGCATTTTTTCCTACGCCTTCAAAACCAAAACCGGGGATGGTGCCAATAGTTTTTACTAGATCACCGATGCCGCTTATTAAATAACCAATACCTTCACCAGCGGCAATAATGTCCTCAGTTAAGCCTTGCATATCTTTGTTGTTGCCAATTTCCATTAAAGCATCAATCAATGATTTTCCGATAGCTTCTTGTGCTTGGCCAGCAGCTTCTTTAATTGTGCCTAGCTTGCCAGCATAAGTATCAGCTGCAGCCGCAGCTTGCCCTTTAAAAGTCTTGGTTAGTTTTTCTTGAATTTCTTCAAAGCTCATAGTAGCTAGATCAGCTTGAGTAATGCCAATTTTGTATTTTGCAATGCCTTTAGTGTTACCAGCCATTGCTTTAGATAAACTATCGGCAACGCTAGTTACATCTCCAAATCCTGCAGCAGATATATCTAAAGCTAAAGACATTAACTTTTGAGATGCAACTACATCTAAGTTAGTTTGTACGAGGTTCTGCATGGCGGTTCTAAGTTCCTCGCCTGCCACGCCACTAGCAAGTGACATTTTGCCAAGAAAATCTTCGATACCAGTATTAGCAAAAGCAAGACCTAAGTTTTCTAATGTCTTAGTTAAAGCTACAGCCGATTTTTGATCGTCTGAAAAAGCTTTAACCGTTGCTTTTCCAAAACGAACTACAGCTGCGGCACTAAAAGCTAGACCAAATGCACCAGCAAGTTTTTTAACATCTTTGCCTAATTTATCTGTAGCCTTTGTAGCTTGCTTAAAACCTTTAGCATCAAAACTTGAACCTAGTTTAATATCTGCATATGCCATTAGGCAGCCCTGCTAAATCTTTGATTTGTGTTACGAGCATAGAATTGTCTTATAGCTGTATCTATAGCTTTATTAGCTGCGCCTTCAGCTACGCCTCGACTTTCAGCCCATGCCCTGAATATAAAACGTCCTTGGCCTTTAAGGCTAGATGTAACATCGCCAAGATTTTCAATAAATTTAGCACCAGCTTTAGGGTTTACAGATCGACTAACGCCTTTAGATGTACCCGATGCGTAAGGCCCTACCCATGTCTGTGGCCGTCTAGCCGTTTCATAAATTGAACCAGCTGCAGACTTGTTAATAATTCTAGCCATAGACGTAAATCCTCGACTATCGCGC